ATACCATAATTGTCTGGCAGGTTTACCTATAGCAGAGAGTCTTAGGTTACGTCTCTTCATAGGTACTTCATTTAAAAAGTTCTTTAATGTTTCTTTAAGACTCTCTGTAAAAGAATCTAAATGAGCATCAACTTCTTTCTCATTTAACTCTACCTCTACAAGAGGGTCAAACAAATCGTATATATCTTTTACTAAAGTGTCAATAGATTTCATAATAAATAATGGAGAGATACTCGTTCAGTAGTACCTCTCCATCCTTTCATGGTTGGTTAAGAAGCGAAGGATAGTTCCTCATCTGAATCTTCAGTTACAAATCCATCAGGAACAACTTCAAAGGCTTCATCTGCATCAACATTAATGTTATAAGGTATCAAGTTAGTTACCTGTATAGCATGTAGATCAGCAGAGACTCCAGAACGACCTTTGAACTCCCACTCATATGTACTATAAAGTACATTTACTTCTGAACCATTACCAATTAAAGTATTAGCAATGTCTCTTTTCATAGCATCAACCACTTCAGGTTTTTTATTCATGTTACCATCTTTACGTCTCACATTTCGTTTAATAGTAACAAAGCTACCACGATCATCATTCTTATTCTTTATATCTAATCCATCAGCTGTAGCTATTTTAATGTTCTTCTCATCAAGATTAGCTACATCTACAGACCATACTCCATCTGAATTAAATGTAGTATTAGGGCTAACGATTGAAGCCCAGTATGCGTTTCCTTTTAGTACACTCATTTGTATTTTCCTTTCGTTGTTGTTATTAATAAGTGAATTATGACATACCCCAACATTAATGTCAAGAGTTTTTTTCATAATAAATGTTTTATTTAAGTTTAGTATATAACTCATCTCGATTCTTGAGATAAGGTCTTGCTTTCCTTGATAACTTCTACCCCATGTTTTGTATTCAGCATCACTATAACTTTGTACTCTTGTGTTTTTATCTACAACTTTGTCAGTTAATTCTACTAACTCTTTTGCGTTACACATTACATAGTCATGCTCTCTTTCAAATACAAAGTAATCACAGTCACCATAAAGCCAACCTTTATTACCTACTGTATTTAAAAACTCAACAACAATCCATGCGTCATCCAAAGATTTGTTTTTATTTCCAGTTCTTCTAGCCTTTACATCTACACTAATTGTTAATCCTTTGTAGGTTAAATATAAATCTATATGTTTATTTATATTTTCTTCTTCACTAGCTATCGCAACTGTATAACCACGTGACTTAGCTGTCTGTATAAATTCATTCTCTACTTTTATACCTCGCTTAATATAATCAACGTGATCTTTTCTTCCTTTAAATTCTTTAACTATCATTTACTTCTCCTCTTAAATATTTTAATGCTCTTTTTATATAATTTATATTATCACTAAAGTAACCTAATCCTGCATTACATTTATTACATAACCATCCTCGAAATTCTCCTGTGTTATGGTCATGGTCTAAACACCATTGATTATTTACTCCTTCATGTTTTTTTGCATCTGTTAAACAGATAGGACATTTATAATCTACATTAGGAAAAGGAGTTATTAATTTTAGTTTTCTAGCTTGTTCACCTCTTTTTTTACAACAATCTTTACAGACTCTACTTTTAAAAGCATCATCTCTAAATGAAGTTATTGGTTTTACATTTTTACATTTAATGCATGTCTTTAAAGATTTACTTTTATCAACAGATTTAAAATTATCAAAAAGTTCTTCTTGTATTAATGTGTCTCTGCCCATGTCTTACCTACCTTCCATTCGTTATCAAGAGGACACTTCATCTGTAGTTGTCTCTCTGTATCTTTCATTGCATCTTTAGTTAGTTGTCCAAACTTATTTATATCTGTATTTAAAACTTCAAACTGATACTCATCATGAATAGATGCTACAAGTTTAGCATCAACACCTGTTCTGTTAACACGTCTAATCATATTGAGAAGCCACAGCTTACATACGACTGCTCCTGCTCCTTGTATTAAAGTATTCAAGGCACTATGTGGGCTACGTATATGTAGTAGTCTACCATCAATACCTTTAATTAACTTTTTAGATGCAGCTTTTGTTACAGAGTCACGCACTCTTTTAAGAGAAGGCATACTTGTTAAGAACTTACTAATTAATTGTTGTCCTTCTTTAGCACCTGCACCTACTATCTGACCTATCTTAGATGCACCTGCACCATACATAAAGGCATAGATAAATGTCTTTGCCTGGTCTCTGTCAGTTAATCCTGCCATCTTCATGTTGTGTGTATGTATATCACCTGTCAATAGTATCTCTGTAAATTTAGTGTCATTCATTAGATGTGCTAAACATCTTAACTCTAATCCACTTGCATCAGCTCCTACTATAGAATGCGTGTAAGGATTATCAACTGTCCAACAATCTCTACACTCTTTTCCATATGGAGAACGAACTGCAGGTATCTGTGCCATGTTAGGAGAGTTGTGAGACATACGACCAGTAATAGTTTTAAGAGTCATTACTCTACCATGTACTCTACCATCTCTGTCATCACATGTTTTTAACCATGACTTAATTTGTGCTATACGTTTCTGTAAGAGAAAGAATCGTGAAAACTTTCTAGCTTCAGGCATATCTATTGTATCTAATACAGCTTCATTAATAATTATGTTACCTTTATCTGTATGTTGTTTAGGTTTCCATCCTAATTCCATTAGTCTACTGGCTATCTGTTGTCTTGATCCTATATTAAATGGTATGTATTTTGTTTTAGTAACTAACTCTACAACTGTAGGATCAAAATTAGTTACTGACCATCTCTCTAATTTATTAGCTTCATCTTTTAATTTGTTATATAATCCCATAGCTTTTTGCATATCAAGAGCAAAGCCATTAATCTGTTGTTGGTCTATGATTACTCTTACTTGATGTTCAAGATCAATAGAAGATCGAGAAAAACCTTTACCTTCTTGTTGTAATACATGAAATAACTTATGTGTAATAGCTACATCTTGTTTACAATACTCTAACATAGCAGGTGTATACACTTCATAAGAATCTATATCACCTTTAGGCATACCTAATCTATCTCCCCATGTTCCTAAACTATGAGGATTAATTCCTTCTCGTATAGGATTAAACAACTGCGATAATATAAGTGTATCTAAAATTTGACTAGGTTTAATATTAGTACCAAGTAATCTATTACATACAGGTGCATCAAAAGATAAACCATTATGCATAATAAATGTCTTGACACCTAACGACCAATCCCTAAACCCATGTACTTTATCAGGAGGAAAAGGATAAACCTTTCCTGAGTCTATGTCTTTAGCCACTATGCAATGAACCTTTGTTGCATCCAAGCTATCTGTTTCTATATCAACTACTGCTCTCATCATCTTTCCAATCTTCCCAATACTCATTATATAATATCATGGGAGTCCTATTACCTACCCAAACATTTGTGATATTAAACTGAGCATAATCATCTGCTTCTTCCCAAGACATACCATCTCTGTCTCTTAGAATTTTACATATCCTACTATAAGAATATACAAGTAAAGGGGATGAATTATATTGTTCTCCCTTTCCTATGACTGCTTCATCAAAACCATCTATAGATACAGCTTCAGCATCTAGTCCACACCAATTACATTCTTCACCTTCACCTACTTCTAATTCTTCTTGTTCTGTATGACAATAATGTTTCCACATCTTACTCATATTGAAAAACTTTCTCCACATCCACAACTAGATGTAGCATTAGGGTTAGTGATTCTAAGGGAAGCTCCTGCTATATCACTTACAAAATCTATAGTCGTATTAAGTACACTAAGAGTAGCAGTAGGATGTATATATAAAAAACCATCATCTAAATTTATCATATCTCTTGTAGACATATCCTCTTCTTTACTTGGTATTAATTCCCAAGAGTATCTTAATCCTGCACAACCTCCACCATCTACTGCTAACATAACACCTTCAGCATTACCTTCAGTAATTATTTTAGATAGATGTTGATCTGCTTCTTTAGTTATCATTACTACATCTGACATTAGAATGGTATCTCCTCTCTGGTATTATCCTCTACTTCGTAAGGATTGTCAATCTCTTTCATACGACCTGTCTCTTTATCATAATAAAGATGTGTAGCTATACCTGTATCACCTGTATATCTATTCTTTAATACACGTATGGTTGTAGTGTTAGATGCTACCTCATCTTCTGCTTGTTGATTACGTTCTAATCCTATTACACTATCAGATAGATGTGCTATAGATGCAGAGCCACGTAGATGGGAGAGAGTAATCTCTTTACCATTCTCATGTCCTGCATCTCCTGCAGGTCTACGTAGATGGGATACTAAGAGTAAACCTATACTTGTTTGCTCTACTAAGGAACGTAGCTTAGTCATCAATACATCAATAGACTTTCTTTCATCTCCTTCTTCCTGACCTGATACTAAGATAGATAGATGATCAAGGAAGATCCATTTACAATCTAATGCTTGTGCCATGAATCGTACCCTTGAAAGTATTTCATCATTAGATGTAGAACCAAAGTGATCAAAGGCAAATATCCTACCAGTACCCATAGTATTATCAAACCATCCATCTAATTCTTCTCTGCTATACTTCTTACGTATCTCATTAATATATAGTCTAGAATTAGCTTCAACAGACATGATATTAAATGCTGTGTTCTTTGTACTTTCTTCTAGTGCTAGGATACCTATATTATCTTTTGTATTCTTTAAGATATGATGCATTAACTCACGCATGATAGAACTCTTACCCATACCTGCACCTGATGTTAATGTTATCAGCTCACCAGTACGCATACCATAGGTCTTATCATTAAGTTTTTGCCAAGGGAATAGTACAGTTTCACAATACTCTTCTTCAAATATCGTAGACTTTAAATCTTTTAAGTTTACTATACCTGCAGGAGTATAAGGCTGTGCATTCCACCATGCCCTAGAAAACTGCTCACGTTTATTCATCTTGAGATATTCGTTAGCATCTTTATGTTCCATATGCATAATCTTACACTTGTTAGGGGAAAATAATTGTGCTACCTTTTCACTTGCATCTCTTCCTTGCTTGTCCATATCAAAGGATATAACTATCTGATCAAAGCTATCAAGATACTGAAAAGATTTCTTACAATCTTTTAATGCTGAACCTGCACCAGTCTTAATAGATACACATGCCCACTTACTACCTAGTAATTCAAAGGCAGACATAGCATCTACTTCCCCTTCAGTAATAGTAATATACTTTCCTTTTGGAGCAAAGATATTCTGACCAAACAATCCTGCATCAGTCATATTACCTTCAGTCCACATGTTCTTAGTAGGTACGTCACGTATCTTATTAGCAATATTATTTCCACCTTCATCAAAGTATTTATAGATGTGGTGTGTGTTCATGTTGCCATTAACTTTTACATTAGTATTATATTTTTGTGCAGTTTCTTTAGATATACTACGTTCACTCAACGCACCTAATGTACCTATAGTTTTCATTACACTCTCTGTTCTCATGGGTATTACTTTTTCTGTCTCCATTTTATCTCCTTTATTATAAAAATGTGTATCACAAGAGAAGCAATGACTGTATCCATCATTATGTTGTACGTTCCCATCACTTGAATCGCAGTCTGGGTTGGGACATGCTCCTCTATCTAACCATTGTTTATCCATATCACTAATCCAAATCATTTAAAGTATTATCATATAATTCTTCAACAAAGTCAAGTTGATCTTGCATTATTTCTTTAGTATCTTTTCTAGCTAAAGTTTTAGCTTCAGCTAGATCATAACCATCATCAAGATAATCACGCAAGATTTCTTTGTATTGTCTGTTGAACTCTTTATCCCATAAATTAATAGGCATATTAATCCTTTCTCTTCCAAGCTCTAGGATCATCAGACCATACGTGGTCTTGAAAATGTGATGGCATGATACTACCATCATCATGCTTATACTCAGATATTTTAGGTACTATACCAAAGGCATCTTTCATATCATCTATTAAATCTTCAAGCTGTTTTAAATCCCAAGCCCTAATATATCTAAGATCAAACTCATCAAAGACTTCTCTACCTGCATTAAACAAATCAAGTATTAATTTCTTTTGTGCTTGGTCTATTACTATAGCACCATGTTGTTGTTCTTTTAAATTCTTAGCCATTATTTTTTTCCTTTGTTGTTGTTGTAATTGTATTTCTTTATGTACCCAATCAGTAAAGCCAGTCTTACTCATCCTTATCTTCCTCTATGTGTTTAGCATCTGGATTTTCTATTGGCATAGCCCACCCATCTGCTGTTGTATATTCTATTTCACTTCCTAATCTATTACGTAATGTACTTATTGTCAAGTTTAATTCTTTTATTCTTATATGTGCATCACGTAATTGTATTTGTAATTCTTTAACATTCTTACGTAAGATTTCTTTCTCTGTCATTCCCATACTCCAACACCATGTGCTATAGTTCTATATTTAGTTTTGTTCTTCATATCTTTACCATAGAATAAACTAATCCAATCTCCAGTACGTAGGTAGTGTCGCATATCTTTTACATAGCCATCACACATAGACCTTCGTGCTATTGCACCTTGCACATTCATACGTATATCTCTAGACATAGACCTAGATACTTCTAGGTTATGTTTAATCCAAGACAATACAGTATCTACCTGAAAGGTAGCAGTCTTAGGTAAATTATATAACTCTTTTTTTATTTGTGATTTGTTCATTACATTTCCTTTCTATTGAACTCTTATTATTTCTAGTCCATCATCATTAGATATAGCTTCCACATCTAACAGACCACTATTAACATATAGTTTTTGTATATATTCTTTTGCATCATACTCAGATTTAAAATACATAGTAGCACCATTAAATTCTGCTAATGGTTCTAATATAATATCTTTATCTTTAGATATGAATGCTATTACAAAGTTTTTATTCATGTTCGTACCTTACAACACTTCTTCAAGCATGTCAAGTTTATTTTTATAAATAACTACACCTTCTTCCATAGACACATCATCTCTTTCTCTAACAAGAAATTCTAAAGGACTATATAAAAAATTATAGGTAGGATTTAATGTGTGCATCCATTCAAAAACTTCTGTTGAATATGCAAATTCATTTTCAAGTTTATCTTTATATGAATGAAATATATTTTCATATGCTATATCTTCTGTCATTTTATTTTCCTTTTAATTTCTATGTCCAAACATTTCAACATCTTTACCCATCATAACACGACAACCTATAGGCATCTCATCACACTCTGGGTAAGAGGAACAACTTAAATGTGGATCAATCCATTCTTTCTTTTTCTTTTTTGGTTTTCCTTTTAATCTTCTGATAACACCAGTATCTTTATGATATCTATCAAGGAAATGAGTATCTTCATCTATGTAAACCATGTCAACATATAAAACATGACCACTATCTTTATGAACAATATCTTTCCAATCATTCATATATTCTCTTGCTTTTTTTTCTGATGTAAACACCATATGATAGGTTAGATTTTCTTCATGTGTGCAATAAGCTATCTTTCCAGTTTGAGTACAGATAATTTTTATTTTATATCCTATCATCTACATTCTCCTCTAAATGTTTTTTTATTATTGCCCATGCTACTTCTAGTTCCTCACGTTCTGCTCTGTTCTCTTCAGTATTCTCATGGTAACATGTATTAACATGAGATTGTAAAGCAAAACTTATGATTGTTATTGCACCCTCTATCATTCGTCATCTCCTTCATGCCATATACCTGCTGAATTAAAATAAGTTTCTACTTTACCAAGATAATTATTAAAAATCTCTTGTCCTTCTTCAGTATAATTGTATGATCCAGATTCATCTCTGAAGATATAATTCTCATACGCATCACCATATTTTTCTTGCATTATAAAATCTGTAAGTTCACTTGTAACTTCTAGAAAACTAGAAGCATTTATCTTTCCATATTCTATAAGACGTTTACTCATCTTCATTCTCCAATTCTTGTCTGGCATGTATTATTCTATCTCGTGCTTCTATAGCCTTACAGTTTGCTTCCTTTGCTGATACAAGTACTTCATGTGCAGAGGATATAGCATACTCTGATTGCTCTATTGCTGATTGTGCATCATACTCAGCACTCTCTAGTATAGAATCTATAGTAT